TCAGACGTGTGCTCTTCCGATCTCTGAACCCCAGCATTACCAAGTGGATCTGTGCAATCTTTTCAAGTTCGGCAACAATGAAACTCTGGAGACGGCAAATCGTTCTCGCAAACCTCACATCCTTCTGGGTCAGGGAACCCTGGGAATCCGGGCTTTCCTTGTCTTCAAGGTAGGAAGATGGAATCTTAATTGCAGAGAACAACTTATTCCTGAGGTACTGAACGTCCTCGACCCCGCCCTGATACTGTCCACCAGGCAGCGATGTGATGTCTGTCGCGCTCTGCTGGCCTCGTACTGGCAAGAAGAAATCTTCCTCAATGCTATTATTAACGAAGACCAAAGTATTATTACTTGCTCCATTTTGAACGAAAGTATTATAATCAGACACACCAAAGTTATGTCTGTCATTTTCACCGTTCGGTCCCTGAACGGTCATACAATAGACGTCTGCGGTCTCTTCAACCATCCGAACAGAAGCAACTTTGTGGTTCTTGTATCCAGCAGAGGAAAGAGCGTCCTTTTTGAAGTCCGAGAATCCTACAAAACCAAGTTCTTTCAATCTATTCTCAACCGGAATCCTAGAAAGTTTGCTGAGATTTCTTTCATGGTTTGGATTTGCGGCAACCATCAGTTCAACGATTTTTTCGTTCGTCCTAAACGCTGCCAGGAAATCTTCCCTGTTCAGTTTGGGGTTAGAGCGATAGATCTCTGCTCCGATCTCGATGCATTTAAGAGGGATGTTCCAAACCATGTTCTGACAAAGTTCATCTCTCTTTTCTTCCCAACGCTTCAAAAATCCTTGACGCCTAATTTCATCGTGCTCCTTGTGAAGTTCTGAATGGTTATAGGCGTCCCCCATCTTCTTCGCGAGACCAAGTCTCTTATTCCTCGCAATCGTAGATTCCCTGTGAGCATCAGACTTGTTATATCGAATCAAGTTTTCTTTACCATTCTTGGCGTGGTAGTTGAAGTGGTCTACATTTCCGATCCACTCAAGATTAACTGGCGAATTGTTCAGTTTGTTGAAGTCGCGATGATGAACGACCAGATTTCGGTTTTCATTCCAATTGGTGGTCCTGTGGGCCTGACGATAGTCCTCCCTGAGAGTTGACTTGGCGACAATTCGGTGGACAAATTCATACTTTTCCTTGGCGGGGTTATAAACCATATTGTAGCCGTCAATGCTCATTCCGTCGTCGGTGGAACTCTTCTTCGTGTAGAGAGGCATCAAGGCGTCTCCGGCCTTAAGTTCTCCCGCCATTTTGCTGGTTCCGTCTCTCAGAACAAACGGATGTTCAGGAGCGGTCTTGACTACACCACCATTATCCAATGTGACTTCAACAAGTCTAGTTGCTGTGTAGTTCTTGCCGCACCAGACCACTTTGCCAGGAACAGGTTCGAGAGTATTGTCCTGAATCGAGTAGACCCAGTTCTCAGTTCCGTTCTCAAATTCCTCAGCCAACTGCTTAATCGTAATTGTTCTGCCATCCAGAAGTGGGATTGGGGTTCCGAAATGGACCGGCATGGGGTTATAGCGGAGAGACATGTCCCCAGTGTCTGGGTCAACAATCTGGTTTCTCTTCATACTGGTCTTGATTTTTTCGATGTAGCCTTCCACATCCTTCGGCGCAATGTTCTGAACATCAATCTTGAAGACTCGTCTTTCAGGGGACCGAACCATACGATACGAAATGATGTAGTTCTCGAGGAGTTCTAGTTGCCTAAAAATTCGTCTCGAGTTCTCTAATACGCTGACCCCATAAGGGAAGTTGCGCTCATTTGCCGCAATCCTGAAGTGGACAACCTGGAAGTTCTCAAAAGTCAAACCTCTGGCTTCCCATTTGAACATGACATAGTTCGGATTCGACTCATCCAAGCCCTCGATTCGAAGCATTTCCTCTGCGGGCAAATCAACATGGAACTGGACCCCGAGTTCTGGATCAAGGTGGAGGTAAAGAAAAAAGTCGCCATACTTGCAGGTCTTCCTGACCCAGGACCAGAGATTGTTCCGGATGTCGAGAACGTCAAAGAACAAGGTATTCAGGATTTGCTTCTGGTTCGTGTCTTGGCACTCAATATTCAGGATTGGGCTTAGATCGGTGAAGGAACACATCTCATCAGAATAGATATCCAATGCAGAACTGAGTTCCGGCATGAATTCCATCATGTCAAACTCACGATACCTGGCCCTTCTATTCCTGTCGTTCAACGCCTCCATGTTGAGGTAGGAATAAATCCTGTACTCGTTCTTCTGGAACTTATCTAAAGTCTTGTTCCAAGAGGCTTGCTGGAACTTATAAGCATTGTAGAAGTACTGCTTGATTCTCTGAGCCTTGGGGTGTCTTCTGCCTGCCAAGGGCCCCGAAAACAGTCGATTCAATCTTTTTACCAACGCGGAATCAATTGACATATCTCAAGAACTCCTTCGGCCTAAGTACTTTTTTTCAAAACAACCAAGCGTAGTCCTTGTAATCCTTGGCGGTTTGGACGGTCGAGGTCTTGTGGCGGTCCTCGTAGAACTTGTCGAGGGTTTGGGGCCCCTTGCCTTGGAGGCAAGCCATTAGACCATTCAGGTCCAAGTAGGTCTCCTCATCATTATCAGCCCCACCCTTGAAGACGGTTAGAAAGATCCAGGAGGCGAAACAGAGAGACATGACCAAATCATCATTGTTCGACCCAGAGGCTTGCGGCTTGTTGTTCTGCCAGACAAAAGTTCTGAGTTCCTTGGCCAGTCTTTCGGAACGAATCAAGACTTTGTTTGTTCTGACTGCCTCTTCCATGTTGGTCACAAATACTGGTCTGTTCGCTGAGGTAGTGTAAATCCCAGGACTTCTGCCGGGTTCGTTCTCGTAGTTCCGATAGACATCATAGAACTCGTCAGGATCCCACTCTCTTTTCCCATAGTAGATCTTGGGATACTTCTTGCCCTTCAGGACCAACATTACATGGTTTCCAATGTTGTTTGATTCCCCAATGACCATGCAGCCCCCGTATTCCATGCCTAAATCGAAGACCAAAGATGCAAACTGGTCCAGCGGGATTTTACCTCTGTACTCGCACACCTGTTCGAACTTCGATCCTCTGACTTTGAATACGTTCGCAACCGAGAAGTCGGAACTATCCCCTCGAGCAACGTCAACCGTGATAAAATAGGTCCTGCCCGTCATGTACTCTTCCCAGACATGCATTCCTTGGTCAATTCCACCAATGAACCTAGGAGTCTCCACCGCATCGCTGATCCTCTTCAGTGTCGCTGGATCAACAACCGTGCTTCCAGACGCCAAGAAGTTGCACTCGTACTCCTGGGCGAACTGGGTCGGAGACATTGATCTCCTCTCCTCGGCTTCCCAAGCAGCATCTCGCTCCGGGACCAGATACCACATGATTTCTCTGAGCAGGAAGACTCCAGAACCATTCTTGGACCGTTCAGCCTCTTGATGGAACCAGTTTCCTTCACCACCAGGAGACGAGAGCACAAAAACGCTTCCTCCATGGGAAACGGTCGGTCTAGAAGCGGTCCACAATTTGTCCATCTTCTGAATGAATGCGGCCTCGTCGAAGACCAGCAGTGAAACCGCCTCGCTTCGAACCGCTTTTTCGGATGGGGCCGAACACTTGATCCAGGACCCATTTTTAAGAGAAAAGAATGTCAGGTTCTGTTGATCAACCTCAGAAACCCTAAGCCATGATGGCAAGTTTTCATAGGCAAACAGAACTTTATCTTTAAGATTTTGCGCAACACTCTTCTGGGTCGCAACGAACAGAACTGTTTTGTTCTGGTTGAACATGATGAGCCAGAGAGCGTAGCAGGCGGTGAGAGTTGAAATCCCGATCTGTCTCGATTTTACGGATAGAACAAATCGATTCGCCAAGTAATCATTAATGATCTGCTTCTGGAAGTCCCAGAGCGCAAATGGAATGTTTCCTCTGGTCGGATGAACGATTTTACAATACTTCGCGATGAAGTAGTGTGGGGACCTTTTGCATTTAATGAGTTCTTGCGCGACTTGTTCTTTGGAAATTTTTACCGGCAGGGCGGTTGTCTTTGGTCCCATGACTAATCTTCGTCGTCATCATCCCCATCATCATCAGACTTTGCTGAAGGAATGTCGTAAATGGCCTTGGCAACAACCCAGGCACGCTTGAGAGAAGAAGCGAAGACCTCCTTGTCGAAGTCAGCAGAAGTCTTCTTCAGTTTGATCTCTTTACCAGTGATTTCTTTGTACTTTTTCTTGACCAGTTTGACGAACTCTTCGATGTTTTCATCGATCTCGCCCTCGAACTTTTTGGTCTTGATTTCCTCGAGCCGGATATGGGCGTGATAGCCCACAATCATTTTCTTGTTCGCCCAAGAAACCGAATAGCCCTCATGAAGTTCACCAGCCTTGGGAGGCTTCAGCAAAACTTCCTTCCCCCGCTTCAGGCTCATTTCATTCTTTACTTCGTTCACCGCAGTGGCCAAGTCTTGATAGATCTGCATTTTTGACATTAAAACGCTCCCTGTGGCAATTCTGCCTTCCATAAGTACTGTTTTTATGATTTTTTAGTGGCTACTGGACTTTTTCGATGAAGCAGCGGAAGCAAACCGACAATTTTCTGAACTTGTTCCAGTCATCATCTGTAAAAAAGGCAGATTCCTTGCCACACATCGAACAAAAATACTTTTCACTCGGGGTCTTCTCGATTTCGACTTCAAATCCTTCTTCTTGCTCTTCCATTGGGACTCCTAGACGTTTATTGACGAGACTCCGGTCTCATCCGGTGTGAGGTAGATGATTTCATCCGCAAAATCTTTGATTTTCTCTGCATGGGTAATCAGAACAACATATTCGAACTTTGACTTAAGCAAAAACAGGATTTTCTCGAAGTCATCAATCCTGTTGAAATCAAATGAGCTGAAGGGTTCATCCATGACAAAAATATTCGATTTTGGAAGAGAAGACACCGAGGAAAGTGCCAATCTGATCGCAAGTGAGATCGCAGCCTTCTCTGAACCTGAAGCCATGCCAACCCCGGACTCTGGCCTGCCCCCACGAGAGAAGTAAACCTCTAACGTGTCCTTGTCAGTCGCCTCCAGCCTAACCGTCATGTCGTCGAAGACCTCTGCAATGACCTTGTTGGCCTCCTCGTTGATTAGCGGGATGTACCGCTTAAGAAGTCCCACCGTGAGCCCTCCATTGCCGCCTATGGCCTTCTGGAGCAGTTCTAGACGGTATTCCTTCGCAACATCCATTGCAAGTTCCTTCTCCTTCTCCAAAATGATGCCTAATCGGGTCTTTTCGCCAGCCAGTTGGTCACGAATCGCCTTCCCATCGGCTTCGCAGGTCCTTTTGTCCCTGAGGACCTGGGCCAAAGCAGCATCTTTGCTCGACTTTTCCTCGAAAAGGGTTTGGAATGCGGCTCTTTTCGCTTCAACCGACTTCTTTTCTCCAACTTCCCGTCTTAATGCGATGTAGTCCTTCGCATATTGGCGCGAAAGTTCCATTTTCTGCGCGTTCTGCGCCAAAATACGCTCAAACTCAGTCTTTTTCTTCAAGAACTTTGTCACGGAGTCCCGCTTCAGCCCAAAGATCCGGAGTTCCTCCTCTAAATCTTTCCGTTTTGTCTCAAAACTGTCAAGAAGTATGTCCAGATTCTTCATCGCGGCAACGGCTTCGTCGTATTTCTTCAGTCTCTTCTCTTTTTGTGTTGAGAAGTCCTTGAGAAGTTCGCATTCATAGGGCAGTCCGGTTGAGATCTGGGTGCAGGGAGGGTCCACTGGCTGCTGGACCGAGACAAACTCCGCTACAACTCCACTAGCCCTCTTCCTATCGGCCTCTGCTCTCTGGGAGTCATGTTTCAGGTCTTGAAGGGCGGTCTCGAGGGCCCTGATTCTTGCCGTGATCTGCTCCAGGGTCAAAGCCTCCCTGATATGGGGCGCGATAACCAGGCAGGCCCAGTCCAGAACGGCTCTCCTGCTTTCCAAGTACTTCTTCTTGACATCCAGAAGCATTTCATCTGCACGGTCCCGGAACTTCTTGGAACTCAACTGGATGATTTCATAGTTCTTCTGGTCGAAGTCAACAATCCAGGCCGCGATCTCTTTCTCCTTGTCCGAAATCGCTCTGAACTCGTCCCTTT